CCGGGCGACATCGCGCAACGGCGTCTACGCGGAGGTCACGACCGGCACCACGCGGCTGGAGTTGGCCGACGGGGTGGTCTTCTATGAGCACACCGACGAAGGGGTCGACCCTGGCGGCTGGTACAAGGCCAGCTTCTACAACGCTACGCGAGACATTGACGGCCCTCTGTCGCCGCCCCTGCGAGCCGACGCGCCCGACTACGCCCAAGTGCTCACCGTAGCCGAGCTGCAAGCACACTACCTATTCGGCGTGGATCTTACCGACGATGGTGGCAATCCCTACCCCAAGAGCCTCTTCGAGGGGTACCTGCGCGACGCGATCGGCTGGCTTGAGCGGGAGCTCGACGTGCGCCTGCAACCGACGGCGCGCACAGAACGCCAGGATCTCTTTGCCAGGGACTTCCAAGAGTTCGAGTGGATCCAGCTCGACCACGCTCCGATCCTCGCCGTGGACAGCGTCGAGCACCTTGTGGGTGATAATGTGATCTGGACGGTGCCCACCAGCTGGCTGCAGGTGGACAACGAGAGCGGTGTGATCCAAGTGGTGCCCGCTTCGGGGAGTGGCGTCAGCGAGGCATTCCTGTTGGCGAGCGGCTCGCGCTACGCTGGCTATTCGACCCTGATCCATTCCCGCTACCCGGGCTTCTTTCGTATCACCTACCGGCATGGATTTGCCCTGGGGACAATCCCGGCGGAGATCAAGCACGTCATCGCTATGAAGGCCTCGCTGGGCCCGCTCGACATTGCAGGCGACCTCTTGCTCGGCGCCGGTATCGCGAGCCTGAGCGTTGGCATTGACGGGGTACACCAGAGCATCAGCTCGACCAGCTCCGCGACGAATGCCGGATACGGGGCAAGAGTCAAGAGATACGAGGCTGAGCTCAAGGCGCGTCTCCCAGGGCTCAAGCGCAAGTGGGCTGGACTTCGCTGTATGGTGGCTGGCTGAGATGGCAACGATCTACCCCAGCCGGCACTTGGTTATCCCCAACGCGTTGATCAACAAGCGCGCGCCAGCCGTCCACGACCTGCGCTACTACGAGTCGTTGATCGACGGGCGGCAGGGGTACAACCTGACATGGGCTCGTGCGGTGACGTGTACCTGCCGAGCCAACACGCAGACCGAGCAGCCCGACCCCACATGCGCTGTCTGTGGAGGTCTGGGCTGGCGCTACATACATCCACACCCCGAGCTGTTCCGCGAGGATTGCGACGCAGACGGCTCTGTAGACTTCGAGGGCGGCGAGAAGATCCGCGGGCTGGTGCAAGCCATGCGCTCCAACCCACGCCGACAGGAGAAGGCCGGCGAGTGGCATGGCGGCACCGCGAAGGCAACAGTGCGGCCCGACGTGCTACTCGGCCAGTGGGATCGGTTGGTCATGGTCGACTCCCTCATGGTCTTCGACCAGTTGCTCAAGCGCTCAGGAGCCTCCGTCTCCGTCGGCTGGGACAAGACAACCCGTCTGCGCTACCCCGCTGTCGAAGTGCTGGACGCACGCACTACGGCCTCTCGCTACCGCGAGCGCACACACTACACCCTGGCTGATGGCACGTTGACCTGGGTGACAGGACAAGGACCGGCGACAGACGAGCTCTTCTCGCTGCGCTACCGCTTTCATCCACGCTGGATCGTGCTGGATTTTCCTCGCTCGGCCATCGGATACCGGCGCCCACCCAAGCAGACAGGTCTCCCCGGTGACACGTACACCGAGCTCCCGCTGACCGCGACGATCAAGCTGGACATGATCCTATGAGGTGGCACGCGTGCCACCGCTGATCTCCGTGGACGCGGGAGGACTGCGGCCCGATGGGCTGATAGGCGCTCTGGACGCCCTGGGCGGCTCCATGGCCGACGAGCACATTGCCAACATCGCGAATGCTGCGCGGGCTCATTGGCTGAACCTGGCCGCTTCGCAGCTGCGCAGCACGAGTGGCATCTACGAACGGGGCATACAGGATCCCGTGATCCTCGGAGACACGGCGCGGATCTCTCTGCTGGGCGTAATGCCCAACATGGTAGAGAACGGCGCGAGTGCCTTCGACATGCGAGACGCCCTCTGCGGGCCATCGTCGCGCAATCGCAAACCGATCATGAAAAAGCGCGCCGGGCAGGCGCCGGCCATCGTGGGCTGGTACAACACGATTCCCTTTCGCCACGGCACTCCTGGCACCACGGGGCGGAACTTTGCCGAGATGGGTGAGGCGTTCTCGCCCGACGCTGAAATCAGCCAGGCAGCCGAGCACACCGTGCTCACCGAAGAAGAGCGCAATCAGGTGCGAGAGCGCGTGTACGATGCTGCCAGGCAGCTGCGTACGACGGTGGGCCGCTCTGGTGGGGGGAGTGTCTGGGGAGGCCGACTGCAAGCGGGCTTAGCACCTCTACTGCGCGGCCACCACAAAACGGACATCTACGCTGGGATGATCAAAGCCCAAGGGGCCTACGACCGCGAGACGCAGTCGGGGTACGTCACCTTTCGAAGGATCTCCACGACGGAGACATCGGGCTGGAAGCACCCAGGGATCAAAGCGCGCCACTTCGCTGAGAAGGTGGCCGAGTTCGTGCAGCGCATTGGTGGGGCCGCCATCGTGCAGCAGGTAGTCGAGGAGTCGTCAACGTGATCGAACGCGTACTGCATTCCGTGCTGTCGGCAGGCGTGGCAGCCATCCTGGCCGACCTGTCATGGTTGGACGCCGTGTTTCAGCCCGAGGGCACAAAAGCTCGTATCACCGATGTTGAGCTCGCGAAGATCAAAGTGGACTTCACGGCAAAACCTCCACGCGTGCGCCACGGCTACGTCACCGACCACGCCGACCTGCCCTGCTACACGATCATCCTGGCCACCGACGAACCTGACACGCGGTTCTTGGGGGGGTTGGCCCAGATGGACGATACGGACCCCGCTGTCGAGGTCATCGGGTGTGTCGAGACTCGGCGGTATGACCTGCTCGTGCTCGGGCGTACGCCCGATGAGACCCTCTGGTTCTACAAGATCCTGAAAAACCTTGTGCTTTCCAACTACGCGACCCTACGGGACTATGATGTTCTGTTGACGACCTACTCGGGCCGCGAGCTGGACCCGGTGCGAGAAAACCTGCCCGAGTTCGTATTCCGAAGGGTGCTGTCTCTGACCGTGCGAGTCGAAGAGTACGTGTCATTGGCGCCACTGCCGCGCTACACTGGCGGGACGGAGGTGTTGCGAGACACCGTAGGTGGGGGCGTGTCCCCCGTGGCCGCTTGAGGGGGACCCCATGAACTTGTCGCTTGACGCTTGGGCTCACAAGGCTGGGCACAGGGCTGAGACCGTAGAAGCCTTGCGCGCGTGGCTTGGCGCCGACGCAGTGCGGCGCCGCTCGCGAGCCGAGTGGGCCAAGCTGACCACCATGTTCCTGAACGAGCCCGTGGGGAGGTAGATCATGGCCGCATCGGTGCTGCGCTTCAAGCGCATCTTCACGCGGGTGCCCGGCGCCTACTCGTTTACGGACAGATCGTCGATGGCGCTGAACACGCCGCAGGCGCAAGGTGTGATCGCCATCGTAGGCGAGGGTGAGGGTGGCGGAGTTGGCAACGGCGGCGCCATTGTCGAGATGGACAACGCCCAGGATGCCCTCGACACCTTCCGCGGGGGTGTGTTGCGGGAGATGCCCGGGATCGCCTTCGACCCGTCCCTCGACAGCCGCGTGGGCGGTGCTCGCAGGGTGTTGACCGTGAAGGTCAACCCTGCCGTGCAGGCCTCCCGGCTGTTTTCCAACGTCGACGGACCTGCACTGCTGGTCACGTCGCAGGACTACGGGCTGTTCTGCAACCAGATCGCGGTGGAAGTCGCGACAGACGGCGCTCTACCCGCCGCTACGGTGGACTTCTCCGCCGATTTCGAGGGTGAAACCGAGCTCGTCGACGACGTGGGCGGCGACGCCTGGCTGTCTGTCGCCTATGCCAACGCGGCAGGACTTGGCTACGTGACGGCTGGCCTATCGGTCGGCGTGGACGGCTCCGCGGACCCAGACAAAGTGGTAGTGGACTGCTCCAAAAGCGCCATGACCGGCGGTGCCTCCGCTGTCGGGTTCGCCGCGGGCGACCGCATCACGATCCCCAACAACAACATCAGCAACAACGGCAAGGTGGTCACGGTCTACGGGGTCAACTCCGACGGGGAGCCAGATTCCGAAGCACTGACCCTGGCCGGTACCGGCGCTCACGCGCCTGGCATCACCAACAAGAGCTGGCAGTACGTCACGGGCGCGAAGATCAGCGCGGCTGTGACCGACGCCGACGTTCTAATCCAAGATGAGGCGGCGTCCACGGACCTCACCGTGGCGACCGGCGACGAGAGCGTGGGGCTCTTCTCTGAGACCAACACAACGGCCAACCTGGCCAGCATCATCGTGGCCGACCGCCCGGTGTCAATGGCTTCGTCCGGCGCCTCGACCGAAGAAATCGTGCTGCGAGGATTGGACCCGAGCGGCACAGCGCAGACCGAAGTGGTCACGCTCACCGGCGCCGTCGCTGTCGCTGGCAGCAAGAGCTGGGCGCAGATCACGCAGATCGAGACCGGGCGCCTATTGGCAGCCCAGGCGCTCACGTTGGGCCCGGCTGGCGCGTTGGTGCGCGCCGTGGCTGCCCGTGCGACAGCTTCGACAGCCAACACCACGCGTGCAGGTCTGACCGGGACTTACACGGCCGCTTGGGCCAGCGGCGACGCAGCGATCATCACGTCGGGCGGCGGCGCTGCCGATGCAGGGCGCGTCGTGACCTTGTACGGGGAGACCACGGGCGCCGAGTACCAGACCGAGGACGTGACGCTTGACGCCACGGGCGTCGGTACCGGCGTCACCGAGTGGGGCAAAGTCTACTACGCTGCGGTCGACGACTACTGCACCGGCCCCGTCACGGTGGCCGACCAGACCCCGACCACCACGCAGACGATCCCACAGAGTCGCCTCACGTCGGGGTTGCTCGCGGGGCCCACGGCGGGCTACCACGACCTCGACCTTCCGGTCGCCAACACGACGGTCGACGTCGTGGCCAGTGGCGCAACAGTCCGCACCGTCATGCTCGTCGGTCTGGACACCGCGAGTGCAGTCCAGCGTGAGATCGTCACGCTCACCGGCGCCGTCGCTGTGACGTCCACGTTGAGCTGGAGCCGTCTCGACGGGGTCTACGTGGGCGACCTGGAGGCAGCACGTACCGTCTCCGTGACGGCTGCCTACCGCTTGGAGGGCGGCGCCACGACGATCCAGCAGGTAGCCGATTGGATCACGGCGCGCACCGGGTTCACTGGGACCGTCGTGACGACAGCGCCGACCACGGATCTCGTCACCGAGCTGGACGTGCCCACCGTGGCGACCTACGGCGCCGCGGCGCCCTTGAGTGTACTCAACCTCACCAAGGCGTTGCACGCCAAGCTGACCGAGCTGATTCGAGAGATCACGGCCAGCAGCAGCTACGTCACGGCGACTCGGCAGACTGGTGCCACGGGTGTCCCCACGGACACCGTAGCGCCCGTGTTCCTGGCCAGCGGCTCCGAGGGTGTCTCGACCTATGCCAACTGGCTCGCTGCCCTCGTGAAGCTCAAGACCACCGAGGAGCCCTCGACCATCATCGTGTGCACCGAGAATGCCGCGGTGCAAGCAGCACTGGCAGCGCACCTTCGGGAACGCGAGTCCACGCTGCGCCGCGAGGCCAACGGCAAGGTCGGCTTGACGGTCGACCGCACGAAGACGCTGATCGGCAGTGACATCGTGGCGTTGAACTACTATCAGATTCAGGCCTTCGGGCAGGAGATCCAGCGCTACAACACGAACGGCGTGTTGGAGTGGTACCCGCCCTTCGCTGCTGGCGTGCTCTATGCCGGCATGCAGGCGGGGGCGGCCCCGGGCGTGCCCATGACGCACAAGTACGCCAATGTGGTGGACGTGCGGCAGAGTTCCACGTGGGACCCGACCATCGACGCCGACGACATGATCAAGTTGGGCTTGTGCATCCTCGAACCCAAGACCGGACAGGGCTTCCGTTGGGTGCGTGGGATCACGACCTACCGAGGGCTCAGCGACCTGTCGCAGGATGAGGACTCGACCAACTTCGCGGTCAACGAGTTCATCAAGGGATTCCGAGCGAAGCTCGAAGCACTAACCGGCGACGTCAACTTCGCGGGCGACGAAAACTCCGCCAAGGCGTTGGCCATCGGGGCGCTCGACAATGCTGTCGAGGCTGGCGAGATCATGACCTATCGTGGGCTCGTCGTGACCACGGCCGGCGACAAGCTGCCGGTCTACGTGGAAGTGGTGCCACCGATCCCCCGCAACTTCATTCCGATCACGGCCCACCTGAGCGTGTCCTAGGAGGTCTCCCATGGGTGTCCGCGGCAAAATCTTCACGGGCGCACGGGCTCGGATCAAGTTCAATGGGGTGCGCGTCGGGTGGATGACCGGGCTGCGTTGGGAAGAGGCCTACGGGCTGCAGCCTGCACGCGTGCTTGGCCAGCTCGAGGTAATCGAGCATGTGGCCGTGAGCTACGACGTGTCTGGATCAACCTCGAGGTTGACCATCTCGGGAGAGTCGCTCAAGTCGATCGGCATGTTTCCCCAAGGCGGCGCGACGCCCGACGACCGGACGCGCAACGCCATTGACCAGGCCGACGTGGTCATCGAGGTCGACGACACGAAAACGGGTGCCATCGAGCACGTCATTACCGGCGTGAAGTTCTCTCGACGCAGCTTCCGTATCGACCAGGGCAACCTGGCCGGCACTGACATCACGTGGGTTGGGATTTCCAACCGCGATCACTCGGAGCTGTAGCACATGCCGCCAACCACAGATGAAGCCCTCCAAGGGGTGCGCGAAACCAAGAGCGCCGCTGGGATCGGGAAGCCCGACTACACGAAGGCCGTTGCTACTTTCCCCGCTTCGTACCGCGACCCCACGACGGGCAAGACCCTCACGGGCATGTTCCGCTCGCGGGTCCCGCGTGTGCACGAGCGCGACGAGATCGGGCTGGTAGCGGCTCGTCTGCTGGGCGGCGTCCCCTGGGCGAGCGTGCCTCCCGGCACGCGTGCCAGCGTGCAAACTCGGGCAACCCTCGCCGTCTGTCTCGTCGAAGTGCCAGAGTGGTACAAGCCCGATGAGCTCTACGACGTGAGCATCCTCGAAGAGCTGCTGCAGAAGGTGATCCTGCACCAGTCTACCTTTCTACGACCCGGCGCGGATAGCAGCGGAAGCACGGAGCCGTCTGCGCACAGGGGAGGGGAGGCTCCGGCGGTGGTGGGCAGAGAAGTTCCAGCGGCCGGCCCACGGGGGTGACGATCCCTCTCTGCGGGACCTTCTGCTCGAAGCTGAAGAGACGATCCTTTGGGAGGACGAACGGCTACGTCGGGCAGGCAAGGAAGGCCTGCTAGACGACGTCGACAGCTTGGAAGGCGACCCCGACGAAGCGGCCTTGTGGGACTCGGCCGACGCTGCAGCCAGACGCCGATCCTCTGGCGATGCTCTTGTCGACCATTGGGAAGAAGAGCTGGCGGCCGGGCGCGTGCCTGACCTGGACATGCGCTAGGGTAGGGGGCCCAGTTGGGTACGCAGCACCATCAAACTGTACTCGAGATCAAAGCGGATACCTCGCAAGTACGCGAGGCTGGCGCCGTTCTCGATTCAGCCCTAAGCGACTCCGCCGCCAAGCGCCTCACGACTCAGCTGGAAGCCCTTGAAGGCGTATTCGAACGCCTGATCAAGTTGCAAGAGCGAATGTCCGACCAGGGCTTTGCCGGCGGTGGGGCCGGCAGAGGCACGCGGCGCGCGGCCGGCGGGCGCGCCGACCCGTACAGCTTGGCAGGCTTGTCTGCTCCGTTGCGGGAGAATGCGCCGCCGCTGCCAGCGG